CCACCTTTTGTACCAAAGTCTATATTTTCTTCATCTTGAGAATATCCGTTTATACTTTCATAGGTGTCTAATGATGGGTTTACTACATCAATACCTGTAACTTTTGCAAAATTAGTTCCTGTTCCTTGACCATCAGTAAATCCAGTGTAATCTTCAAATAAATTAGTTCTTACACCTCTTTGATAATCTACATCTAAAAATAGTATCCATCTACCATTACCATCTTTCTTTCTAGTGTATACTCTTACACCTTTTTCATTTTTTCTAGCACTGTATGAACCATCTTTAATTATAAATCCTACATTGGTAAAATAAGCTCCTGAAGTAAGAGCAAACAATGTAGACTGTGGGGTTTGTGGTAATGTTTCATTGTCTTGTAAATCAACTACTGTATGACAAAACTCATACGAACCAGCTTCCCATCCACCACTAGTAACAGCTATTTCTGATGTGCTACGTGTTTGTACTTCTGATGAAGAACCATGCTCTAAAGCACCTGTTCCAAATACATCTCTGTCAACAAGAAGTTGTAATACTTTATTATCGTCAGTAGATAATAAATCCAACAACGCTGTGCTTCTTACTCTCATTGCTTCTTGATTTATAAATATAATATTACCTATCATATTTCCTCTTGCTCCTGTAGTAAAAGCACCATTATAATCCATAGACAAGCTGTCCATATCTTCAGGAGTTTGTAATTTTAAATGAATTAGTTTATCTGTAATACCTATATCATAGGTTTGATTTGGATTTGTTTCATTTGGGTTTGGAGTTACAACTAGTCTGTTGCTAGTTCCATTTTTTACAATAGTTGTATATGAAATATTATCTAATGTAGGGTCTGTTTGTATTGATACACTAAACTCACCAGCTGTATCTGGTTCTGCTAAGCTGTTATCTGCTATAGAATGAAACTGAGTAGAACTTTTTTCTACTTTCATAGTAGTGTCTAAAAATCCTGTTACGTCTGTACCAAATCTAGATTCTTTTACATAAGGCATTCTTCTAGGCTCTGCTGTAATACTTGAATCTACTGCAAGTTTATCAGATACATGAAGTACACCATCTACAAAATAATATACTGGCTGTACAGCTCCAGTTACTTGCATATCTATTTCAGCGTCTCCAGAGTCATCTGCTAAAGTAAAATTACCTGTAGCATCAAAGTCTCTTCTAAAAAATTGTATAGTACTATTACCAGCACCTTTATCTATAGGATAAGCTATTGTTTGAGATGGCTGTGTTGCAGTTCCACTAGAATCTACATTAAATTGTAAGTTAAATATAAATGCTCCATTACCCTGCTGAGTGTGAGTCATTGTTTCTGCAGAGCTTTTACTAGAAGCATCTGAAGTTGCCTCTATAAGACCTGGGTTTGATAAGAAAACATTGTCTGCTTTCTGGACCTGATTGGGTGCAATATCCCTAGGAGAGGACTTAGTATTAAGTCCTCCACTAAAATCATTTAATTGTAATGACCTTCTAGGCATCTATTAACACCCACATCCACATTCACAGTTCATGTCTTTCTCCTTACTTTAGGGCTTTTTTAACTTCAGCCCAGATTTCATCATCTAATTTATTGTCTGACCTTTTAATAAAATGGTCACCAAGTTTAATTAACACAGCTTTTAAGATTTTTTCACTTAATAGACCTGTTAACATTTTACTGATTACTATATTCATGTTATCTCCTATTGTTTAACATTTCCATCTTCTTCGTGCTTGTCTAATTCTAGAATTTGGATTATTTCTAGTTTTAGCAGAACTTCTTTTCAGTTGCCCTAATGACCTTGCACAATAAGACTTTCTTCTTTTAGCTGCCTTACTACCTTTTTTAACTTTACCAGTAACAGCAGTTTTTAATTTACTACCTGGGTTAGCTCTTCTGTAAGCAGCTACACCCTTCTTTGTCATTCCAGCACCTTTTTTAGTAGGTCTGTAATTAGCATTCTTGCCTTTAGTAGTTTTTCTTATAGCTTTTGCTTTTTTTCTAGGCATTACTTTATTACTTTTTTAATTTTATCAAAAACTTCTTGTTCATCAAATCTCATACTTATACCAGGTTCATATCTCATAACCTCTTTGCCTTCTTTTAAAATAATAATAGTAGGCACAACTTTTATGTTCCATTCTTTTTGTATCACTGCACCAACAGTTTTATTATTTAAATCTACTTCAGCTACATAACAAAGCTTAGCTAGCTTTTCTACCTTAACTCTGTTTGCGTGATTCCAAGATGCATTAACTTGTACTACTGCACATTTTTGCACATTAAGTGCTTGTATTGATGCAAAGTTATCTAAGTTGACTGACTGTGAATGCAACCAAGATGATAGCGAGCAAAAAGTTAATACCAAGTATGATATAAATTTGTTGTTCATCTGTAAACCTCATTATTTGTTATTCATGTCAAGCAGAGTTTCTTGTATCATTCTAGTATCGTCTTTTACAGAGTCTACTTTATCTTCAAGCTTGTCTACTTTTTCTTCTGTATTTAATATAGAGTCACGAATCATTTGGTCTTTTAAATCATACTCCATACGTGAAACCTCAGGCTCTGGCAATTCTTTAGCAAGTTCTATTTCAGCCTGCAGAGAATACCACATCCCTATAATCATACCCACAGTAACTAAGATACTAATACCTGTTTCTATAGATAATGTAAATTTAGTGTCTTTTCCTACTTCCATTTTTTACCTCATATTTGCTGGTACAATACCTCTTGTACCACCTGTTTTTTCGTTCTTTTTCATACCAAATTTTCTTAAACCTTCTCTATAGGTTGATAGACATTGTTGTGCAGATGCCATTCTAATCTGTGCTATAGCAGGGTTATCTTCTCTTGATGCTGCATCCATCAAAGCTTTATATTTTACATAATCAATTAACAAAGGCTGTAATGTATTATCTATATCTAGTGTGCCTGTAATAGATGTTAACTTATCTGGCTCTGCATAATATGATATTACCATACCATCAGTTATAGTATTACCTGAGCCTAGCTGTACTGGTTTTAGTTTTGTTTCAGAAGTTTCTGATGTACCACCGTCACCTATTTCAGTTGCTATTGCTATTCTATCACCTTCAATCCACCATACGAATGATGTTGATGGGTCTTTGTATGTACTGCTTACTGCTGCCATGTTATACCTCTGTCCATGTTGTGTTAGCTGATGCTTCGCTATAGAACTGTTTTATTTCCTGATTTGTTAATCTAGGAATTTGTATATATTCACCAGCATCATTTTTAATTGCACATCTAAATACTTTATTTACAGTAATTGCTCTATCATCATCTAAATTATACCACAACTGATTATGTGCTAAGTCTGTTTTAGCATATTCTACTTTCTGCAAAAACTGACCCATATCAATTAATGCTTCATTAATTAAGTTCAATACATAGTTTTCTGATACTCCAGGAACAGCCTGAAGTACTCTACTGTATATCTCTTTACCTGTAAATTCTATTGCAGCCATTATATTGCTCCTTGTAATGTTTGTATCTGCTCTTTATATCTTGCATCTATCATAGCATATTGTTTTTCATACCAGCTATATTTAGCAATATCTTTCTGTAAGTTAGAGTTATATTGCTGTACTTCTTTATTTACATTAGCAGAAAATTTTCCAATATCTACTTGAAATCTTGAAATCTCTTGCACATAATCTTGTATTGCAGCTTCTAAAGTTCTTGCTTCATTTTGAACGCTAACACTTGTAGCCTGTCTCATTAACTCTATAGCTGCATTTGTAGATGATTGCATTTTTTGTACTGCTGCCCCAGTAGAAGCTTGCATTTTAGCAGTAGCAGCAGATGTTGATGCTTGCATTTTAGCAGTAGCTGCACTAGTAGAGGCTTGCATCTTAGCAGTGCCTGCAGTAGTTTTACTTGATGCTATTGCAGTGTTTGCTCTGGTGGTTTCTCTAGCAGATGCAATGCTAGCTTGTGTTGCAAGTTCAGCATCTTTAATGGTCGCTGTCATGGCTGCTTTTTCATTTTCTACTTCTGTTTTAAAAGCATTTACATAAGAATTAATTTTTGCTATTTGAGCAGTAGCTAATTCAACATCTTCATCTGTTTCAATTAAATCAGCTGCAACATCAAAGAATTTATCTGAATCTATTTGGTCATCTGCTGTACCTTTAGCACCTGCTGTCAAAGTAGTTAAAGAACCATTATTTGATGTTGTAGGAGTAACTTTACTGTAAGCAGAATCAGTACTTCCACTAGCACTACCTGCAGATACTGATGTTTCTCCAGTATATCCATCTTGTGCAGCTGCTATAGAGTCCTGTGCTGCTGCTATAGAATCTTGTGCTGTTGCTATTGCATCTTGAGCTGAGCTAACAGAGCTACCAACAGATGCATCACTATATGAAATACTAGGTGCATCTGGTGTGCTAGGTGCACTTGAACTTATACTTAATGCACTAATTGCATTCATGTCATTCATTAATCTATTTAAAGCATTTCTTGCTCCATATAAAACTACTGCTTCTTCTGCTTCATCTGGAAAGTCTGATATAGAACTAGCACTATATGATACAGTAATAGATGTATCTATATGAACTACCGAAGAAGAATTGCTATTAGAGTGTGTTGGAACTACATTTAACACATCATTTTCTATATAATAAACAGGGTCGCTAGTAGATGCTGCTTCCATATAATTACTATCAGTTACTTTGCCTTTTAATGCAGGAGAAACTTTTCTACAAGGTATTAATATGTTAGTATCAGTTGGATGATTTTCATCTTTACGCATAACAGCAATAATTTTTTTACCTTCTACATCTTGACTGTCTTGAAATGTAGTAGTTGAAGCTATTCTTTCAAGTTTATTAAAAGGTAATATGTTTAAAACAGAACGAGCACCAGCTGACAGCCAGTCATTAACACTAGCTTGTTTTGCTGAATTGTCTGCATCAAATCCAGTTAAATCTTTTATTCTTGTTGCAAAATTAGCCATTACTTACCTTGCCCTCTATATTTTTTCTTATAATGTTTACTACTCATCTTATTTCCAAACTTTGTATTTACGCTTTGACCTTGCCTTGTTTTCTTTTTACCGTTGCTATTTCTAGCTTGTGGTCCAAAACTTGGTCTTGCCATTATGCTCTTCTCTTTCCATTTCTTTTTCTAGCAAATGTACGCACATTTGTAGGCTTTCCCCCTACTCCCTGCTTTTTTGCTCTCTTTCTTCTTACAGCACTTCTTTTCTGTGAAGCTGTCATACTTGCTGCTTTTGAGGCTGGTACACATTTAGGATATTTTCTTTTACTACCCTTGGCAGATTTACGACCACATTTTTTGTGACCTCCACCTTTTTTCTTAGAGCCAATATCTACCCAGTTCTCACTGAACCATTTCCTAAGCCCACCTCTGTAAGCCATTAATATCTACCACCACGTTTTTTATATTCTCTAACAAGCCAAGCATTAGCATACGCTGATGGGTAAACATCAAACTTACGCTTAGCTGCTGCTTTGACTCTAGAATATAGTGCCTTGTTTTTTGGTGTAGGCTTACTACTTCTTTTTTTTCTTTTTACTGACTTTCTTTTTCTTGCCATTACTTTCCTGTTTTTTTCATAGCTATATTATGTGATTGTTTAAAAGTTTTACCTTTTCTCATAGCAGAAGCCATCGTTTTTAGATGTGCTTTTGTATGATGCACTTTATGTTTACCCATCTGTCTTTTTTGAACAGAGGTAAGACCTTTTAAATTCACACCTTTTAAATTTTTAGCCATTAATATCTTTTTGTTGCTTTTTTCTTTTTAACAACCTTTTTTTTCTTTTTAGGTTTCATTACTTTTTTCTTCATACTTTTTCCGTACATTTTATCTCCCTATAATTTAATCCCACTTAATCAGTGAGTTCATCTTCTTTTCTCTTAACTTTGCATTTTTCTTTTTAGTTTGTTCTATATGGTCTCCCATACTTTTAGAACCAAATTCTATTTGGTCAGTTCTAATAGCTTTTGCCATAGGAGTATCTCTCATAACAAATTGCGTGCTCCACTTTGGTGGGTGTGCACGCTTACCACAAGACCTACAATTAAAATGACCTTCTGGATTAGGTGTACTACAATGTTGACACTTAGCCATACTACATATAAGCTACTATGTAAGCAACTCTTGAGCTATCTAACTTTACTGTGTTTATTGAAATAACTGTATTGTCTGTCAATGTAGCTAAGAATGTTTTTACCTCTTTTGCTAATGAACCATCAACACTACTAGCTTTTGAACTAATATCGTTTACAATTACTTTTACTTCTGCTCCACTATAATTTGCCATTTTATTCTCCTATTATTTAAAATTCTTTTAAGCTTTTGGGAGAGCGTTTAAACGCCCTCCCCAGTAGCTTATACTGACATTATTATGCTAACGTCATGTGGTCATCATCATGCATTTGTCCAAACACATAAAAGTTTGAACCATCACATACTAACTCTGCCCAGTCACCTGGTTTTGCTGTTGAAGCAACCCAGATAAGTTCGTCAACACCAGCTTCTGCAGACGCTGCTGCTCCACCTGCTGCTGATAGAACCATACCGATTAAGGTATCTTCAGCTGAATTAGGAATCACTTTAACTGTACCACTGCCATCATCAGTTAGGATGAACTTAGCGTGCCATCCTGCACCTGCTGCTGCAGCAGTTGGTAATGTAATATTAAATGAAGCGTCTTGGTCTAGTGTAAACACTTTACCTGAGTCGTTTGCAGTTAGTGTTCTATCTGCTACAACATTTTCAACTTTCACTTTAAAATTACTTACACCACTATTTACTTCTAAGTATGATGCTCTAGCCATGTTATACTCCTTCCACGTTGATTAAGTAATGAGATTCTGGTAAACATACCTCAAGACCTGCTTC